ACAAATACCCATACATTTGGCGGAATCTTATTATTGGTAAATGATGTTACATTTGTCGCTCCTATCGTACCCGTTACCGATGTGCCACCACTCACCAAAATAGTTGCCCCTGCCGTAATATTTAAGCTATCGCTCCAATAAACCTCTGTCGTAATACTTGGCGAAGTACCTAACACCCCTGCCCTCATTTGGGTAATTATCAAAGTATCGCTCCCTGCATTGTAAAAGCTACCATACACCGCCGATGTGCTAAATGCAGCCGTATCGCCTGCCGCACCGCTACCAGCACCAAATACCGCCAAAGGAACTGTATCTAAAATAAGTTGGTAAGTTGCAGCAGCTACATTTGAACGAAGGTAAGGAGTAAGCATAGCCGGTGTATCGGTAACATTCAAAGGCGTGTAACCTAATGTAGTTATAATGCTTTTATTCTCCCAATAGCCTAATGATGAATTGTATCTTATAATTTCATTATTCGCCACGCTTGTAATCCTTACATCATGCAGTTCATCTAATTCCACCCCGTTTTGTGGCTTTACATAAATCAAGCCATTACCTGCGTTTGCCCTTTCTACAACACCCACAAATACAGCATGATACGGCGCTTGAGGTTTTACTTTTGTAAAGCCTCCAGGAATACTATCGAGCCATAAAATATCCCCTGCCGTATATGCGCCTAAATTTATCCCACTAACCTGCCCCTGTGTTGTAATCCATCCAGCTGCACCTGCTGCAATGTCTGCCCTTACTATCCCTAAAGTCTTTGAGCTAAATGTATCGCTTGTATTCTTTGCAAGTTTTACACTTGCTCTATCACCACTTGCCCCAAAAATATAAACCACCTGACCCTTTGTAATTGTAACCGCTTCAGCATTGGTGACGTAGGCTTTTACAACAGTTGCGGTATCACCGCTCGCACCGCCTACTTTTTGCCATTGCGAACCAGTCCACGAATAAATCGAACTATCTGCCGACTTGTAATAAACCGCTCCCGGCCTGCGACCAATCGAAGCAGCAATAGTAGGAATGAGTAAAGTAGAATCAAAAGCACCGCCCCTCCATTTATAATAATTGTTGAAGTTAGTGTATAAAACACCATCCACAGTTTGCCCTTTTACCGATGCCGATAAAAGAATTAAACTACAAAAGAATCCTAATATTTTCGCCTTCATTTACACCTCCGTTTATTGTTATTGTTCTTGTTGTTGCATTGTGTGAAATATACCTACGATCAGACCTCACTACATACGTCTGCAAAATACCATCGATAAACACAAAAGGAGCTATCGTCAACTGATTATTCTGATACTGAGTATCCCCCTGCTCCATTGGCTGACCGCTACCAACTATAAAATCTGCAACTGTCATAAATCTATTTGTATTTATATATACGAAATTCCCGTTTGGCAGTTCGTAATTCGTTGGCACCTGGCAATTATCGTAAAGAATTGGGAGCTTTACATCTATTTGAAACGTAACCCCTGCCAACACATCTTCCTGCCCCTGCCTGAAATACTCAAAAGTATTTGTCTTTATTAACGTCCACTCATGCTTATCCCAGCTAATCTGAGCTAAAAGATCATGGCCTATCTGTTCACAGTCGCTTTGCATTTCGAGTTCATCCATGTTTTCCACATGGTGAAGATCTGCAATAGTCACAACGATACTGTAAGTCTTTTCCTTCCCGTTTACCGCACTTGTATTCAAAGTGTACCAAACGGCCGGGTATTCCTGATCTTTGTAATCAAATACTACAAAGTCTTCAGCCTTTACGTGCCTTGCCGTTCTCACTTGTTTGTGAGCGGCTGCGATCGTTACCAGCTTTTTTATTATTTGATTGAGCGTTAGACTCATGCTTTTTTAAATATGCTTTTAATAGCTTTTGTGTTTTCTTTGTGTAACTCATTGACAACAGCTTAAAAATTCATAACGATACCATTTAGGGACGTGCTCTTTTGGCATCGCTGTTTTTCCCAAATAAATACCAATTTCATAAGCCGACTTCTTAGGAATGAAAGTATCAACACGGCTTCCCGGGTTAATATATTCCTGAAACTTTGATCCCGTGCCAGCTTCTTCAATCAGATAGTTTATTAACCTTTCTAAATACCATTCAGCACGATTCTTATACTTTGCTTTGTAATCGTCAATCTCCGATGCGCTCACCGCTTCGCTGTTTTCGGTTGTCTTTCTTGTTAATCCTTTGTTCCAAATCTGATACGACAAACCATCGGCAAGCTCCGAAATAGTATAGTGAATCATTGCATCCCGAATATAGTCTTTAAGCAGCGTCTCTTCATCTGCTGTAAGATCATTATCATCTATTCCATCCTGCAACCTTTCATAAAGAGCCGTCCCTAAAACAGGAAGCAACTGCATTTCCTGAACGGTCTTTATTTCGGAAACGATCATTTTACTATCTATATTTTTATGAACAGGTGAGCGTTCATAAATATTTTCAGGACTGATAAAAAGAATATCTCTCATTTATTATTTTTTTTTCATTACAATAACTGATTCCCATTCGTGCCGGCAAGACTTAGACTTCCCCCACCAGCCGCCGCCCCTATCAAATACGCTATAACCCATCCTCCGGCTCATAGTTTCAATTTCACTACGTGACCATAGTTTATTCATCGCAATGAGACGGCGGCAAAAGTCACGGGTTGTTGGTATAACATCCTCACCGCCTGCCGTTGGCTTCAACACGTAATCATATAAGATCTTAAAATTAAGCGTATCCGGTTTGAGCTTAGGAATAACAGGCTTCACATCCGGCTGCGCTTGCTTTGCATCTTTAATCTTTTCCTTTTGATCTTGAATGATCTGTTCCGAAATAGGAAGCAGTATTATTGTTTGGCTTGCAATATCTTCACCGATCTTTTTAGGCTTTCTTTGTATTTTCCCCTCCTCTTCCAATTTATCCAATATCGACAAAACGGCTGTTAAGTCAATATCCAAAACGTCCGCAATAGTTTCAGGTTTTATCAGTTTATCCTTCTTAATAAGATCCAAAACATTCAATTCAATTTGCGAAAGAAATTGCAACTGTTCATCTGCAAAAATGAACTTCTTTCTATTCACTATTAAATAATGATCTTTATTTACTCCACATGCTGCAAACTCCGACAACAAAAGCTCCTGCTCCTCCTGCGAACTAAACTGCATTGCTTCGTTATCAATGGAAAGCATCGTATTCACCTCTTCATCATTTAACCCTAAACTACTCTTTAAAAGTAGCTTAGCCTGATCCTGACTGATCTCACCTTTCTCAAATTTGCGTATAATACGTGTAAGGCTTTGCCATTGACGTCCGCTTAGGTTTTTCAGGTTCTCATTTACAGTTGTATTTTGAGATACATTTGCCGGGGGTTCGGTATTCAATATTTCAGGGTACTGATTCGGATCGATGCCTACTTTTTCAAGTAACCACTTTTTCGGAGCAATCTGTAGTAATGTTTGTTCGCTAAATTCGATACCTATCGGCTCAACAGGAACGATCTTCTTTTCAACGCCTGTAATCTCTTTAAATAGCAGTTCAAGACTTTGTTGTTTGTCGTTCGCATAAGTAGCCTTGAATATCTCATAAGCCTCTCTAATCTCACTACGTCCCCCTAATTGCCCTTCCACACGAATACCAAATAACATCGGTGATACAATTTGATGCCCGGCAAATAATTCCTGTTGTATGCTCTTTGAAAGTATATCGAAATGTTTGTCTAATTCGGTGCTGCTTAGATCCTCTAATTTCGGAGCTTTTGCAGGATCTTTACCGAAATTCAAAACAATATTACCAGCGTTTTCACTACCGGTAAATTTATTTTTGAATCCTTTTTCTATTTCCCGTTTCTCTTCTTCGGTAGGAATCCCCTCAAAAAAGCTGATCATTTTTGAAGCGAACATACCGTTTGTAATAGTCGATAAATGGTATTTGCTGATCTCTATATCCGTTTGTATGGCATTTAACGCCCCCATGTAACCTGGGTAGCTGTAAGTCTCAACACCCGGGCGGTATTCTTTGTAGTAAAGTATTTGCGTTTGATTACGAAGCATCTTCACATCTTGATTAGGATTGTAAGCCAGAAAAACCTTAGGTTCATCATTCTTTTTGTAGCTCTCCCAATCTTTAACAAAAAACTGTGTATTGTCTTTGCTGCTTCGTACCTTATGGTATGGTATGTGATAATAAGCCCCTATCTTTCCGAGTTCATTGTATTGCACCTCAACATAGCAGCCCCCGAAAACCTCAATATCTAAACAAAGTTTTTTTAGTATCTCATTACAATTCTCATACGGATTCGCAGGAGCTACAACGTCAAACCCTTTACCGACTATGTAATTAACCTTTCCCAAAACAATCCCGTTATGCTTGCTGCTTTTATTAAACATCGTTAAAAGCATATTTGGGAACTTATTATCTTCCCCAAACATTACCCATCCTTTGTTAGGCATTTCCTTCATTACAGGAACCTTCACATCGGCAAACTTTATAAAAGATACTCTATTCTGCATCATATACTTTGTAACTTGTTGGATTGTTATATTTTGTTGTGCTCACATCCTGACCATCAGATAAAAACATTAAGCCCGTTTCCACAACCGCCCCGGCATTTGCCTCATTCGTATTCGAGGGGCTTGCCTGTTCATATACTTTGTACGTAAACCACCCCTCTTCTTTAGTCGCAAAGTAGGTATTCACCACTAAGGAAAACTGATTGTATCGATCCTGATATAAACTCTGATCGGCACTATTAACAATCACAAACTTTACTTTGTCATTTGTGGTGCGGCTTTGAAACACGAAAAGAAAATTTGCATCTAAGATAGTCTGTTTTTCTTTCAATGTCAAAATAAGAGTTTCCGTATTTCCCTTTGTGAGCTTTATCATTTCAATTTATAAATACTACAAAACAACAAACGCCCGCCCGAAATCGAGCGAGCGCTTTTGCTATTTTTTAGGGTTAATATTATCCGGCTGTTTCGAGTGCCGCAGCTACAGAACTATTCACTTCATAAAGAAGATCAGGCTCTTTACCCATAAAGTTTAAAGTGTATCCTGAACGATCTCCGAACGCTGTTCCGCTTCCGCTTTCAGATGCTGCCATGTCTAAACCTCTTTCCTTTCCAAGCATCCAAAACTTATTATTGTTATCCTTCACTACAGCGATCAGAATGTTTTGAGCTAACAATTTCAATTCAGTATTAACAGACGCTGAAAGTTTGTTAACTACAATAGTCAAGTTTTGCTCAAAAAACAAAGTTCCGTTTTCAGTTGAAACCTGTGGATTGTGGGTGAAGTTTCCTGTTTCTTTTGGCAGTTCATATTTCCAAAAACGCTTTCCACTTGCCTTTGTGATTCCTGTAACCACACCGGAAGCATTTGCGGCAATAGATGAAACATTCCCTTTTTCAATAAAATAAACTTCGGTAATACCGCCTGCGCTGTCTTTACAGTCGAGGCTATATCCGGTTGTCAAAGCACAAGGCATGATATATTTGTTTTAAAAAGGGAGGAGCTTTCCCCTCCCTTAGTTATTAATTAATTAGGCTTCGAACTTAACGATCTCGTCCATAAAGGCGAACTGCACCCCGATTTTGAACGAAGAATGGAACTTCACGTTGCGATCATCTTGAGAATACCACATTTCAAAACGATCTTCGCCTTCATTCAAAAGATCAACACCTAAGAAGATATTGCTCATTCTGAAAGCATAGATGTCATTAGTACCAGTCAACCCATGTACAGGGATAACCTTGTAAGATGTGCCCGGAACGGTAAACTCCGCAGTAGGTGCATTCTTATCGCTTCCCAAATTGTAATGGAAAAGATTAAGATCCACATACTTAGCGATCAACAGATCGAAAGTATCCCATCCGCAGAAAATGCGAACATCTGCCTTTCCTTTGATCTTCGCAGGAAGAGCCTTAACAACTGCAAGCACCGCAGCCTTTGCTTTGTCAGCAGTATCGATTCCTGTAATTGGCGCACCTGAACCATAAAAGCCAGTTACGTTTGCATCTACAGGCGTTGTACTCGCATCTGTGATCAACTGCTTGATACCTTTGAACTTATTTAAAAGTCCATTAGTACCGCCATATCCTGAACCTGTAGCCTGCCAAATTGCAACCTCAATAGCTTCTGCAATCTTGCCTGTTTTCAGGTTTGTATATTCTTGAGCAAATGCCATTGTATCGTAATTCGAGCCAGCAGGCAGTGCCTTTTGCAGATACTTACCTTCAAGATCTTTCGGACAAAGGATCTCCTGTGTTTTAACTTTACCAACAGTCAAAGTACGTTGAGTAAATTCAGTTGTACCTGAAGCAGCGAACCCGCAAGAGCTGTCATCTTGAAAGAATACATCAGTATCCATTCTGTTAACAGTTTGAGATCCTTTTACTCCGGTCATTACATTACCTTGAGAAACGATAAGCTGTTGAGTTCTCGCCTCAAACAGCGACTGAGTTACGAGCTGTTGCTCGTTTTGCTCTACATAAGCCGTAAGGCCAGTTACTAAAAAAGCCATCTTTATTTGGTTTTAAATTGTGAAACGAATTGAGAGTAATTACGAATGCGATCAGCCTTTGTTTCAATGCTAACCTTTTTAAAGTTGTTAGGCATTTCAGCAGGCGACTGTGAAGGAACGTTTACCAAAGTATCTACAAGCTGAATAAGCCCCTGCATTGCTTCGCTTTGCTTTCCAAAAGCAGCTTTTAAACTTTGATAATCGGATTGTAAAGCAGAAAAACTTTGCTCACTTGCAGCGATACGGCTTTCAATTTCAGAAAATTTAGAATACATCTTTTCTTTCTCTTCTTTATCTTTCATGTCTTTGCCGCTCTCAATTTCAACGCTAACTTCAGGAGCTTCAACTTCTTTTGCCTTAATTTCAGCGATTACGCCGCCTTCACCCAGAACGATTTCCGTACCGTCTGCCAAAGTATGTTCACCAGCCGGTGCAGGTGTGCCATCTTCAAGCGTAACGATGCCGCCAACTTCTAAAGCGGAAACCAAAATCTTTGTGCCATCCTTTAAAGAATAGCCGGGAGCTGGCATTGTTTCTTCCTGAAATACCAGCTTTTTTACTTCCTGTAATAGTTCGATCGGATTCTTCATGCCACTAAATACTAAAGTGACAAAAAATAGGACATTTGCCTATGAAAGAAGAGATAGGAAAGCGTTCTTCCGCCTTTCGTTTATTTCGTGAAAATTGTAATGTTTTCGGCAATATTCATGAAGCTTTACGCCCTGTTCATTTCTTAACTCTTCGCTTTCTGCTAATCGTTTAATATGGCTGATCCACTCTTTACGATCCTTTGCATAATTAACAACATCGGACGGGAATCCAATATATGGGTGAACTTTTGAGGCCACCACCGGAACGGCCTTACCAGCAGCCTCCAAAATCTTTATATTCGATTTGTAAGCGTTAAAATTATTTTTCACTAAAGGAATTAACATAATGTCTGCATGCCGAAACATTTTGTAATATTCGAAAACCTCCATCCCCCTGATAATCGTATAAGGCAATTTTCTTTCATTCGTAAAATAGGATGCCATCCTTTGCCAATAGTAAATTTCCGTATCGTTTGAATCTGCATACCCACCCATCACAACATGTACATCTTTTACGTGCTGATCTAACTCATACATAACGCCCTGTAGTAATTTTAAATCCGGTTCGTGTGTTATGCCACCCGCCCAAAACAACTTCACCCCATCAGTCTTTATACGTTCGCCGTCGAATTGCGCTTCACCATAAGGAATAGCATTCGGGAGCACCTCAATATTTTTTGCATGTGGATAAATAGCATCTGCTAACCTTTCATGAGTACACGTTACGAGGTCGGCCTCTCGCATGTGATTAATTAACCGGGATGCAAAATTCGAAGCGTTATACCCTTCATACATCAAATGATCATGGCTTAAATGCCAGTAGTCATCGACATCGACAACCAATTTAAAGCCGTGTTGTTTGCGGCGTTTTAATAGATCTTCATTATCCCACGTCCGATTGATGAAAACAATATCGTATTTATTTTCCTGCCATTGCTCTTCACTCATATTATCCGTTATCCTTCCGTATTCCTTTTCCATAAACGATACCGGAATCATGAGACGGTGATAACCGCAGCCGCTGAACTTTTGCGTAAGTGTTAGGATTTTCATGCCTCAAATATACTAAAATAAACCCCACCTGTAGAAACAGACGGGGGTGTTGTATCAAATCCTAAACAAACCAGCATTAAAGATCTTTCAAAAGATTTTTGAGCTTTTCAATTATCTCTTCTTCCTTCATTCTCATTTTTACCTCTGTCATGTCAAACATACCCTCAACGCTGAACCCTTTAAAGGTTCCGTCTTTTACCTTTGCCCATGTTTCATCATTCATAACCTTTGCACCCAAAAACCATGTGCCGTCAGGTAGGTTTTCGAACTGCTTCATTTTCGGGATTCCTTTACTTTCATCTGCTATCCACGACATAAAGAAGGTAATACCTTCAACAGGCTTTGTATGCATCTCATTTGCACTTTGCTGAAAACCCTTTGCATAAAACTTTAAAGCGATCGTTTCAATAGTCTTTTTGTCAAAGAAAACATAATATTCGCCTGTTTCATCTTTTCTAAAAATAGGCATATCGGGTATCATAGCTGGACCTACTACAATACGCTCTTCGCTATTGACAATAGAAAAGGATTGCATCTTTTGCCTATCTATTTGCTCAAGTTTACGTTGTGCCCACTCAATGCCAGCATCACCACCCCAAGCTAACCACATCAACCGCCCGCACCCGTCCCCTAATTCCTTTTGACTGTTTTGCCTATGCCGTTCAAATGCTGCCATACGTGCAATCGTATCTCTCGTGATTGCTTCACCCTTTGCCAGTTGGTTCGCCCTTGCTTTTCCTACAGGCGTGCCACATTCACCCCACCCGTTTTCATCCGCCCACCTTAAAGCAATCTTTGCGTTTTCACTTGCCTGCTTAGGGTAGTCGCTGTAGCTTTCCTGAAACTTCTGATCTTTGTTTTCCCATTTGCTGTAGCAGATAGCAGCAGCCTGTTCCTGATCCTTACCCTCCCCAACTACGTATTCAATGCAGCGAGGTATGAAATCGCTTTCCCTTTCCCCTTTATTAGGCTCCACAAATATTTGTTTCTCGAAAGCAAAGAAGTTTTCACCTATCGCCGGTATGTCAACCAATGCCACGGCGTTAACCTCCTGAATTGAGTTTTCATCTTCTTTGATTGTTAATTTGAATAACGGTAACTTTTCCATATTATCCGATCCTTGCATTACGCTCAAGGTAAGCGTTTCTTTGATCATTATTTTGAATATCCGAATTCATTACGTAAGCCCTTAAAGACTGATTCCCCATATTGTTAATAGCCTCCGCATTTAACGCCTGCCCCTGTATTGCCGGTGAAATAGTTGGCGACATAGGAGCCGCACCGCCACCACTTACAGTTGGCACCGGAGCCGCACCACCACCGCCCGGAACCTGAACGGCTGCAATCTTTTTAATGTTAGCAATACCAGCCGCAACCGCTAAACCTGCGTTAACAGGTGCAAGCACGGGACCGACAAAAGGAATCCCGACCGTTGCATTGTAAGCCCTTACCGCACTTGAGAAAGTATCAATAGTGGCCTGCGCAATGGCTGCCGCTTTACCTGCTTTCGACTGTTCACCAAATAAGGCTTTAATGTTCCCAAGTGTTGAGCTTAAGGCATCCGCTGTTTCAAGTGCCGCATCGATTTTCGCCTTCGCTAAAGCCTGTTCCGATTGTGCAAGCTGTTGATTAATAGCCATTTCCTGAATGGCGTATTTATTCTTTATTTCTGTAGTGCTTAACCCTGCCGCCTCCGCCGCCGCTATTTCAGCATCTCTTTTTAAGTGGAGCTGTTTAATAACCTCCTCCGCTTCGAGCTTAGCAATAGCAATGGCGTTTTCTGCTTTTGTAAGCGAATCAATACGAGCCGCTTCGTTGGCCTGTTTGCGTAGTGCTATTTCGGCTAATGTGTTTTCACCTTGTGCCGTTTGTTGAGCTAGCAACCTTTCACGCTCTATTTTCTCCCTTTCCTTTTTGGCCACTTCATCGGCCGCATCGAGTTCCTGCTTTTTGGTGTTAAAAGCTATTTCAGCATCCACACGCGCCTGCGTTCCTGCATTTGCAGAATCTATTAACCCCTGTAACCTTTGTAATTCAATCTTTCGCTCTTCATCTCTAATTTCCTGTAGTTGCTGATTCTTTTTCAGTTCATCGGTAACCAATTCGGCATTCGCCTTTTTTTGCTGCAAAATAAGTTGATTCGAACTTTCGGAAGCTGCTTTGTCACGTGCTTTCAATTCCGCCGTTAACGCCTGCGCATTCATCTTTTGCTCCGAAAACTGCCCCGTTATTTGCGCCTCAATATCTTTGCGTTGTGTTTTTGCATCGATAATTTTTGCTTCTAATTCTCTATTCCCTTTATTTAGTTTGAATTCTAATTCTGCTTTTTGAATAAGTACATCAGCTTCCGCGAGTGAAGCCTTTTTTACTTCTTCGAGAACGCCTTTCAACTTTTCATTAGCCGCAATTCTTTCTTCTATACTTAAATTCTGTTGATCTCTTTCTTGACGTAATTGTTCTGCATTTCTTTCAGCTTCTGCTTTTAATCCTGCCAGTTTGGCCTGCGCAATAGTGGCGTTCCTTTTTAGTATCTCCAAAGCCTTCGCCTGATCGTATGTACTTTTTATGAAAGTGCTATCTATTTTTTGCACTTCATCGACGGTACTAATAACAACCTTCCCGATCTCATCAACGGCTTTGCCCAAATTAGTCACAACCATTTTACCGCTCTCAAGTGCAAGCTCGCCAGCTTCTTTCAAAGACTTTTTGCTACCCTCAATACTTTCTTCGAGCTTCTTAATTGTTTCAGGATCGCCGTCACCGAAAAAAGAATTCTCCCAAGCCAACTGCGCTTCCTGAATGATTAACGCAATACCTGCAAAAGCACCCTTAAGAACGCCACCGAGAATACCTACCAACCCCTTCAATACACCTGTTAAACCTTCAAAGCCGTTACTCGATTCGCTTACCTTATTAACAACCTTTGTAATGATGCCAACGATCGTGGTAAAGACCGTTGAAATAGTCTGCATGATTGCACCCAATACGCCAGCGGATTCGCTATTTCCCTCGAATGCAGATTTCAATCCCTCCCATGCTTTGCTAACAAGGGCAACGATACCCAATGCCTTTAATGATCCACCTAATTTTGAGAATGAACCGCCCGATTTCTTACTGGTATCGTTTGTTTTATTTAAGCTCTTATTTAAGCTATTTGTTTGCGTTTCTAACTTAGATTCAGCATCATTCAACTTTTTAACCGTGTCGGCATACTCCTGCGAGCTTTGATCCAAACTACTTAGCGACGACCGCAAATCGTCGATCTCCTTTTTTAGATCCTCAATGTTTTTTGTGCTATCCTTTACATCTACATTGACCTTCGCACCTATTACTACATTACTCATTATTTATAATTTTAAGCAGTTCAACTTTTACCAACTCATTATTGGTGTAATCATAATCAGATACTTTGTTAATCCTGAATCTAATCCCGTCAATAAATACCGCTTTGCTGAAATCGAGTTGCGCAATGTCCAACGGTTTCAAATAAACATAGCAGCTCAATATCTTACTATCTTTATCCGCTATCTCTGCAATGTAGCCACTCCAAAAACGATTGAATAAGTTTTGAGACGGATACGTTGTCGGTGTGAAATAGGTTTCGTTTGGTGCTCCAAAATTCAGATCCTGCGTTGGCGTAATCGGATCGTCTAAGTGGCCAGCGTAACCATAGGCCGTCTTTGCGTAACTACTCCCCCCGGCTATAATATTCCAACTATTAGCACTTTTCTTTTTGCTGAATAAAATCCGTATGTTAGAATCCATCCTATCTTCCGCTGAAAGCTCATTCGACTTCTTATAAATAGGAACTACATATTTATCGTTGTTATCGTATTTTATTAACGGCGAAGCTGCAAAGATTATGTCTGTAGTTTGTTTGTCATTTGAGAACTGAAAGCCCGTGTCAAATTGCCGATCCCCGTAATTCTGATTGAATTTCTTTTTGTAGCTTTCGTTGTAAAAATCAGTATCTTCTTTGTACTTGTATTCAAAGATCCTTCCGTTCAAATTACCCATCGGTATAATTTGCCAGCTTTTATCCCTTGCTAATTTGTAAGTCCAGTCTATATCTGTACTACCCATAAAATCAATATAAGGCTCAATCAAAAGCGTTTTTTCATTTAGCCGATCTTCTGTGACATATAGATTAAACATCTTAATTAAAGACGCTAAAAAGTCCTTTTGAAATATACCTTTCGGGATCGTATAATTAACCTGAACCGTATCGTTAACGTCAACACGCGTAACCGTTGCGGGCTCCGTATTTACATCCAATGTCGAGGAAAGCCCCGTAATACTTATGCTTCCCCTTATGTCATTCTGTAAAGCGACGCGGATCTGATCACCGTTATTTAACGCCCCGTTGTATGTAAGCGTGAAAGACACCTCCTGACTTGTTGCAGCCGTGAATGATGCGAAGTCAACAACGTTATTATTTATCGTTAGTGCAATGTCAAAAGTATCGTCGCTCGTATAAAAGAATGAAACACTTACAGAAATAACAATATTTAAAGATTCCGTATCTGCGTACTCAAATATAGTCTTCGCTCCGTTTATTGTAAAGTCCCCACCTATTGCCGTATCATAAGATACTAACCTTTGAGCTGCATTTGTTGTGAAAGAACCACCTGAAAGGGTAGCCATTAAAATATCAGAACTAACCTTTTCCAATTCCTTTGTATTGTGCGGAATGATTAAAGATTTGAAATAATTGGTATTAAAAAAAGTTGACGTGTAAGAATAACCTGCCGCCTGAAACATTTTATCGATATACTCTTTGACATACAAAGCAGGGCGGAAAGTACCTATATCATAATCCCCCTGATTCGCCACGATC